CCATGGCTCTCCTGGCCATCTCGGGCTTTTCCTGTTCCGCCAGCGCGGCAGGCTACCCGCCCCAGGCGGAGCGGTACCGGCGCGATCTCATCCGCAGCGCCCGGTACGTGTGGGGCATGAGCGCGCCCATCGCCGTGCTGGCCGCCCAGGTCCACCAGGAAAGCGGCTGGATCCCCACCGCGCGCAGCGCCTACGCCAGCGGCCTGGCGCAGTTCACTCCGGGCACCGCGCGCGACATGGCCCGCATGTACCCGCGTGAGCTTGCCGGGGCAAAGCCGCTGGACCCGCGCTGGGCGCTTATGGCCCTGTGCCGCTACGACAAGCAGCTCTATGACGCCATGCCCTTTGCCGCCTCCCCGGCCGACCGCTGGGCCTTTGCCCTCTCCGCCTACAACGGCGGGCCGGGCTGGATAGCGCGCGACCGCGCCAAGGCCAGCGCCCAGGGGCTCGACTCCACCCGCTGGTGGGGCAATGTCGAGGCGGCCAATTCCGGCCGCGCTCTCCAGTTCTTCCGCGAAAACCGCGACTACCCGCGCCGCATCATGCTCCGGCACCAGCCCCTCTACGTGAGCTGGGGCCCCGGCATCGGTGTGCAGGAGGTGCCCGATGTTCGGTCTTGATATCCCCACCGGCAGCAACCGCACGGCCATCCTCACCCTGGCCTGCATCCTGGCCGTACTGCTCGCCTTTGGCGGCGGCGTGGCCACCGGCTGGCACTACGGCGCGGACCGGGCCCAGGCCAAGGGCGATGCCGCCCTGGCCGAGCTTAAGAGGGAGCACGCGGCCGCCGTGTCCGATTCCCTGGCCAAGGCACTCAAGCGCACGGACGAACTGGTGGCCCAGGGCAACAAAATTTCCGCCGACCTCATCACCACCCGCGCGAGCCTTACCGATGCCCGCGCGAAGCTTAACGGGAGGATCCACGATGCCGTTGCGACTGTGCCTGCTGATTGTGCTTTTGGCCCTGCTTTTGTTGGGCTGCTCAACGCGTTCGCCGGTCTTGGCCCCCTCGACGTGCCCCAAACCGCAGATACCGGCGGAGCTGCGGGTGGAGCCCAGGCCGGTGCAGTTGCTGGCTCCGGGTTACGCCAAGGCGCACCCGTAGCCGCGGGCCAGCTGGCCACGCCGGAAGACCTGGCCGCCTGGCTGCGCGACTATGGCGCGCAGTGCCAGGAGTATAAGGCGCTCTCCGGCGCGCGGCTCAATCTTTTGGAGGAGTGGGCGCGATGAGCAATCCCAAGCTTTTGCAGCTCACTTACGACGACGCGAAGCTTCGCGCCACGCTGGTGTCCATCTCCAAAATGCCGGAGGCGTATCGCCGCGCCATCGCGCGGAGCATGAACCGCGCGCTCAACGGCGTGCGCACGGACATCGTGGCGGACCTGCGCGCCCGCACCGTGCTTAAGGCCGGGGTCATCCGCAAAGGCATAGAGGTCAACCAAGTTTATTGGTTCTCGCACTCCCAGGGGCGCGGCTATGTGCGCGTGAGCACCGGCCGCCTCCCCCTCACGGACTATAATCTCAAGCCCATGCGGCAAACCGCAAAGGCGGGGAAAAAGCCCTCGCAGTACACTCCGCTGCGCTATGTGCTCCAGCCTGGCGGCAAGACATTCGACGATAGCCCCAGCCAGAACGGCCGCTCCAAGCTCTTCATGTTACGCGGGCAAAAGTCCGGCAAGCTCAAGGTCTTCGCCCGCTTGGGAGATAAGCGCACCCCTATCGTCTCCGAAACGGGGCCAAGCCTTCAATTTTTTTACGGGCGCGAGGAATACAGCGACGCCATCATCGTCAAGGCGGATATCCGCTTCCGCAAGGAGCTGGCGCACCATATCTCCTACGAACTCAAGGGCGGCGCAAAATGACGACCTTTGCCGATATCCTCCTCGACGACCTTGAGGCCCTGTTTGGCGAGTACGGCTTTGCCGAGGACGCCAGCTATCTGCCCGCAATCGGGGAGGCCCGCACCGTGCGCGTCATCTTCGACGAGGCCTACCAAGAAGTCGACCTCAAGACCAAGGCCCCCATCGGCTCCATATCCCCGGCCGCGCACATGCAGGCCTCCAGCCTGCCGGATGAGATTGATGATGACGACCGCCTCATCATCCAGGGCAAGACCTACCGCATCAACGTGCCCAAGCCGGACGGCCACGGCGCCGTGGTGTGCCGCCTGCACCGGGTGGGCGCATGACTCATCCGCGCCAGTTTATCCGCCAAAAGGTCGCCGCGCTGCTGCTTAACCGCACCAGCGCGGGCAAGCGCGTGTGGCCCTCGCGCGTGCGGCACTTTGGCGCGCAGCGTCTGCCCGCCATCGGCGTGTACACCGTGGAGGAGGACTCCCCGGTCGGTGACGTGTCCCCGCGCGTTTACAAGCGCACCGTCACCGTGCTGGTGGAGGTGTTCGCCACGGCGGATGAAAATCTCGACGACGCGCTCGACGCCCTGGCCAGCGAGATCGAGGCTGTGCTCATGGCCGACCCCACCTGGGGCGGCGTGGTCGATGACTCGTCCCTTGAGGGGACGGAGACCGGTTTCGCCTCGGCGGACGAGGGCGAACGGCCCTTTGCCGCGCTCATCATGCGCTGGGGGGCCGATTACGAGACCCGCCCCGAGGTGGCCGACGAATCGACGCTCGACGATTTCCGCACCGCCCACGTGGAGTGGGACTTTGGCGCGCCAAATCTGGATGGCCCGGATGGCCCGGACGGAGAGCCGGACGGAGAGCCGGACGCAACCGACACCGCAACCCTGCCCGCATAGCCGCATCAAAGGAGGACCACGCATGAGGACCATGTACGTCAAGCCCGCTCCCGGCCGCCGGGTGGTCGATCCCACGACCACCAAACCCCTCGGCGATGTGCCGCTTCTCGTGGAGCGCACCGGCTTTTGGCTGCGCCGCCTGAAGGATGGCGACGTGGTGGAATGCCCCACGCCCGCAACTTCGACTCCGGCCGTCGCTCCGGCCAAAGAGGAGGCCTAACCCATGCCCATCAGCTTCAACGACATTCCGGCCGCAATCCGTGTGCCCAGCATGGTGGTGGAGTTCGACTCCTCCAAAGCCACGGACAATTCGCTCATGACCATGCGCGCCCTGTGCGTGGGGCAGAAGCTCGCCACGGGCATACAGGCCGCGCTCGTGCCCGTGCGCGTTACCAGCCCCGGCCAGGCGGCCACGCTCTTCGGCGCGGGCAGCATGCTGGCGCAAATGTGCGCGGCCTACCTCAAAAACGACGCCGTCACCGCCTTGTGGGCCATCGCCGTGGAGGACGATCCGGCGGGTGTGGCCGCCACCGGCTCCATCACCCTGGCCGGAGCGGCCACGGAGAGCGGCACCCTGTGCGTCTACATCGGCGGTCGCAAGGTCAAGGTCGGTGTCGTCAGCGGGGCCCAGGCGGCGGACGTTGCCACGCTGCTTGCCGCCGCCGTCGGCACCACTGCCGATTGCCCCGTCACCGCCACTGCCGCGGGCGCCGTGGTCACCCTCGCCGCCGCCCACAAGGGCGCGGCCGCCAATGGCCTGGACATTCGGCCCAACTACAACGGGGAGAGCACTCCGGCCGGCCTCACGCTCACCATCGCCGCCATGCACGGCGGCACCGGCAACCCGGAGGCGGAGGACATCATCGCCGCCATGGGCGATACGCAGTACAACGTCATCGCCTGGCCCTGGACCGACGCCTCCACTCTGGACGTCATCAAAGACGAACTCGCCCGCCGCTGGGGACCGCTCATCAAATTGGAGGGGGTGGCCATCGCCGCCGCCGCTGGCGTGTACGGCGTGCTGGCCGCCCTGGGCGAAAGCCACAACAGCAAGCACCTTTGCCTCATCGAGGCGCAGGACGTCATCAACCCCGTGTGGGAATACGCGGCCATGGCCTCGGGCGATGTTGCCTACTTTGGCGGCATGGACCCCGCCCGGCAGTTCCAGACTCTGGCGCTTGTGGGCGCGCAGCCCAAGCCGGAGGCCGAGCGCCTCATCTGGACCGAGCGCAATTTGCTGCTCTTCGACGGCGTTTCCACCGTCTCGGTCGACGCGAACAACACCGTGCGCCTCGAGCGGCTCATCACCACCTACCGCAAGAGCCCGAACGGCGCGGACGACACGGCCTACCTGGACCTGTGCACGCCGCTCACCCTCTCGTACCTGCGGTACAGCTTCGTCAACCGCATCAAACTCAAGTACCCGCGCCACAAGCTCGCGGACGACGGCACCAACTACGGCCCCGGGCAGGCCATCATCACGCCAAAGGTCGGCAGGGCCGAGGCCATAGCCTGGGCGCGCGCCATGGAAGCCAAGGGCCTCATGGAGAACATCAACGTCTTTGCGGCCAATGTCATTTGCGAGCGCAACCTTGACGACCGCGACCGCATGGACTGGTACCTGCCGCCCGACCTCGTCAATCAGTTTGTGGTTGGCGCGGCGCAAATGGGCTTCATCCTGTAACCCGCAAACGGCACGGAGGACACAACCATGGCAGGAAGCGGACGCGTCGGCGGGTCGGTCTACCTCAAGGTCAACGGCACGCAATACGAGGCCAAGGGCGAATTCAAATACTTCCCCGGCACGCCCAAGGTGACCGAGGTGGTGGGCAGCGGCGGCCTGCACGGATTCAGCGAGGAAGACCAGGCCCCCTACATCGAGGGCGCCATCACCGTCACGGCGGACGTGGACGTGGTGGCCTTCAACACCGCCAAAGACGCCACCGTCACCCTGGAGCTTAAGACCGGCAAGACGGTGGTGCTCGGCGGGGCCAGCAATACCAGCGACGGCGTGGTGCAAACCAAGGAAGGCGAGCTTGCCGTCAAGTTCGTCGGCCTCACCTTCGACGACTAACCGCGCAACAATCAATCCCGCCCCGGCCACCGCGCCGGGGCGGGCACAACAGGGGGAAAAGATGGAACTGCCTTACACCTACAAGCTTGAAACGCCCGTGACGCATGGCGAAACGACGATCTCCGAGCTGGTTTTCAATCGCAGGCCCATGGGCAAAGACGTCAAGGGCATACGCCTTTCGCAGATAGATCTTGGCGATCACGTCATTCTCCTCACCGCCCGGCTCACCAACAACCCGCCCTCGGTCATCGAGAAACTCGACTTCGCGGACATTGCGAGCCTGGGCGAGGTGCTGTCCAGTTTTTTGCAACGTGGCCAGAAGACTGGGAGAGAATCTGCGGAATCCTAGCAGCGGAGCTCCACTTCTCGGCCTCGGAGATTATGTCCATGGACGTCGAGGATCTGACTTTTTGGATTGAGCGGATCAAAGAGCTGAACGAGGAGCACTGATATGGCCCAGGGAAAGGGGATCACCTTCACCATCTCGGCTTTTGATAAGTTTTCAAGGCCTCTTGAGGATTTTTCTCGCAAGATGGACGCTTCCACGGCTGGCCTGCGCCGCCTCGGCTCCAGTATGGCCAGTGTCAATCGCTCCTCTGGTCTGGCCGGAATAGGAAAATCGTTCAGCGAAGTGGGCGAACGGGGTATGGCCTTGGGCTCAAAACTGGCGCTCATCGGTGGTGGCATCGGCTATGGGTTTAAGAAGGGCTTCGTCGACACCGCCAGCCAGTTTGAGAAGTTCGAGACCATCCTCAACACCCTCAACCGGGGCGATACGGGCAAGAGCAAAAAGGAGATGGGCTGGATCTCCGACTTTGCGGCCAAGACGCCCTATGAGCTGGCCGAGGTGACGGACGCCTTCGTCAAGCTGCGCAGTTACGGAATGGAGCCCATGACCGGCCTGCTGCAAACCC